CCTGAATGCCCGTGGTCGCGTCGAGGCTGCCCGAGCTGATCTCATCCATCACCTGGGCGGTAGTCTTGCCGGTCGCGTTGGCGATGGCAGCAACGCCGGAGAATCCCGGAAGCGCCTCCGAGATCTGGTTCAGGTTGTCGAGCGTGACCTTGCCGGCTGAGGCGATCTGCCCCATGGCCAGCGTGATCGAGTTCAGCGCCTGTGCGCCGCCACCGGTTACCGACGCAACCGAACCGATGGTGGTCAGGAACTGGGTTACCTGATCTTTGGCCAGCCCCACCGAGCCCGAGAACGCAAAGAACCTGGCTGCCGCGCCGGCGACGTCATTGAACTCGAAGGGGGTGGCCGCGGCGAAGTCCTGCAACTGCTTGAAGGCCTTCTGCCCGGCGTCGACCGACCCCAGCAGAGAATTGAAGCTGATCTGTGTTTGTTCGAGTGCAGCAGCCGATTTGAGCCCGAAGGCCGTCACGGTGGCCAGGCCTGTCACGACGCCGGTCGCCAGGGTCAGCAGGCCGGTACGGACCAGACTGAAGGCAGCGCCCATGTGGGATGAGATGCCGTTGGCGGCCTGGGTCGCCTCTCGCTCGACCTTGTTGAAGGCCTGCGTAGCTTCGACCGAGATCTCGTGCAGGGAGTTTTCAGCCTGCTGGCCACCGTGAGCGAAGCTGGTGCCGATCTGGCGCCCGACCTCGCCGACCTGGCGCTCGACCCCAGATAGCGCGCTGGTGACTTCGGATGAGACCTGCCGCAGCGCGCTGTCGATACCCGACTTCAGTTCGGCCGCGAAGGCCCTGAAGTCGGGTACGACCGCGACGGTAACCTCGTCGATCGGCTGCGACATTGGCACCCCCGTGCCGTGGCTCTACTCCGTTGCGGCCGCTGCTGCCTGCTCAGCTGCTGCCCGGGCTCGGGCCATCCTGTCGATGTCTGCCGCCGAAATCCGCGACCACGGCGGCGGCCGCAGCTTGGGAACTTCCGGCGCTGGTGTTGCGAAGCTGTTCAGATCTCCCGTCAGTGCCAGGTTGACTTCATGATGTCGTTCGGCTGGCACGTGCAGAAGTACGTACCAGTGGATCAGGTCGAGCCAGTCGGCCGGATCGAGCGCCAGGTGATCTATTCCGAGGGAGACGCACCATCCGTTGAAGACGTGCCATCGCCAACCGTGACCGGTACCCCGTCCATCAACCCAGTCGGCAAGGGCGATGACGGCACCGTAGGGCGCATGCCGTATGCCTCCAGTAGAAACCAGAGCACGGGGATGACCTGGCTGATCAGGTCGATCGGTAGTGGGTCGTCCTGCTCGACCAGCGTGCCGTCTTTTCGTTCGTCGCCGGCCTTCAGGCCTTCGGAGGCCATCCGGGCGGCGAACAGCTTGCCGTCGTTCCCGCCGATCAGCGTGCTGAACAGCGAACCCAGGCGGGCGATGAGTGCCTGGAATTCGTCGTCACCGGACTGCTCGGTGAGCGTGCTCATGTCGATGCCGCCGGCGGCCGCGGCGAGCGTCTTCAGCTTGACTGGAGCGATCACGTTGGGCGCGTGGAAAACGTCGTCATCGATGCGGAACACGATGGGGGGGCGGCGCACGGTGAAGTCGCGCACGCCATCGCTGTCGACCTGGAGTGGTGCTGCTGCTGGATTCGTCATGTCGGCAGTCTAGATCAGCCGCGAGCCGCAGAGAGAGCACTGACCAGGAAGGGATTGGGCCGCATGCCCTGGACGCGCCGCGCGTAGACGTAGCGGCCGCCTGAGGTCTTTGTCTTGAACTTCATCCGGCGGCGCCGCTTCGGGGTGATGTAGCGATGGTTCGGACCATATAGGCCGGTACCGTCATGGACCCAACGGGCGTACCGGACGTTGGTTCCAACTGTCACGCGCAACTGACCACCGGACTCGACGACCTGGGTGGTTATGCTGGCCCGCAGCCGCCCCGTGTCGACCCGCTTGGGGAAGCCTTCGCCGCCGCCCAGATTGCGCTTGGCCTGAGTCTCGACCAACAGGCCGCGGCGCAGCATGTCGCGCATCACTCCGCCGTTGCGGCCACGTAGGTGCACCTGAAGGGCGGCGAGGTCGATCCGCTGGGTATAGGTGAAGTTGGCCATCAGCTACCGCACAGGCATGACGCCATGGAGACATAGAACGTCGTTTCGACTCCGGCGCAGCCCCCGAGCTCGCCGACGACAGGGGATGGCCCGAGCGCCCAGCCGCCGATCGCCTGCGGTTGGTTGGTCTTCAGATTCTCAAGACAGCAAGCGATCGCCTGGCGAACCAGTTGCCGATCGCTCTCCAGGCCGAGCGCGGCGAGCAGTTCAGCGTCGCAACTCGGTGGCTGCCCCTGGTCATCCATCGTCGGAACGCAGCGGACTACCGACACCAGAACCTGAGCAACCTGCCAGCGCGGCCCACACTTCGACCAGTCGGCCGCCGCATCGGCCGGCGTGGGAAACCGATTCGAACCGTAGACGTTCTGGATGGCCAGCGCGAGTTGTCCGCCATCCGGGCAACCGCAGTTGTCCCAGGGAATCTGCTGGGTCGGCACCAGGTAGCAGACGCGGAAACCCGGTGGCACCCCCCTGAACGAGTCGACCAGCGCAGTCTCGATGCACACCCCGACGCCGGTTACCAGAGGCGCGAAGTTGATGAATCTCATGCCGTGCCTACCCGCCGGTAGCTCTCACCGTCGACGTCGTAGACGCGTGGCGCAGTGCGCAGGCGATTGGGATTGTAGGCGGCAACCAGCATGTCGCAGAACCGCAACCCGAGTAGGCCACGCTCCAGCAGGTCAACGAAGCTGTCGAAGTCGAGCGTGACGCCCTGTCGCGTGATGGTGGTGACTCCGGCGGGCAGGGCGCAGGCCACCCCTGTGCAGGCCTTCGCGATCTCGGTGTAGAGCTCGCCGACGGCCAGCTGCGCGAGCGCTGGCACTTCCTGACCGATCTGGACCGTGACGGACCAGGTTCCGTTCGCGGTATCGGCGGCCGCGAGATTCTGGCACACCGGCCAGCGACCGCCGTCCGTTCGTACAAGCTTGCGAAAATCGTCCACCCGATAAGCGGTCGGCGACAGCACGACACCGTTCACCTTCACCTCGGTGACGGCGAAGATCGGTCCGGGCAGCCACGCTTCCTCAAGCGGGCCGCACGAGCAGGTGCCCGAGCAGGAACCACAGGTCAGGTTGAACCAGGCGCCGTCGAACAGCACGGGCCGCGGATACAAGCCACCCCACTGCCACCAGTTCCCACCGTCGAACGGCCAGGAATTGCCGTAGCAGTCGTGGCGACATGGCCGGAGCGTAAAGGTGCAGATGCCGAACTGCTGGGCGGTGAGCTGGTACAGAATGTCAGTTGCAGCCTGCAGGTAGAGACCGCTGGCGGCCGGACTCACCCCGGTGAGCGTGGTGCAGTACGTGGCCGGCCACGGCGCACAAGCGGCCAATCCTGTGCTCGACGATGCCGCGCCGCCGATGGTGAACTGCTCACTGGCGACGCCTTCGTTGGCTGGCCAACTGATGACGCCGTCACCGGTGGCCAGCCCTGCTGGGGCGGCGTAGGTGTAGCTGTAGAGCCCCGTGGACAGATGCACGATGCCGACCGACGTGGGCGCCAGCAGCACAGTGCCGTCGCTGCGCAGGATGGTGACCTGTAGCCCCGTAACGTCAACCAGCGGACCGCCGGGGTACTGCAGAAACTCGGCGATGAATGTGGTCGACTGGCCCGGCGTGACGGTCGTCATGATGATCAGCCCTGTCCGTAGTTCTTCACCCAGCACCGCAACGGGAAGGCTGCGGACCGGATGACGCCCCGCGTGCCGCCATCGCCGGCGCCATAGGGTCGCAGCGTCACCGTGCCGGCCGAGAGGTCGCCAGCCTGGACTTTGTAAAGCACCTCGCCAGCGATGGTCGGGAAGTTGCCCGTGCCGATGGTCGTCTGCAGCCATGGTGCCAGCGCGCCGTTGAATCGGGGCGTGCCGGTTTCGCTCGACAGGTAGTTGACGTCTGCACCGCTGACCCTGGTGGCCATATCCAACACCAACTCGGCGCCGGTATCCAAGATGACGGCCTGGATAGAGACGCCCAGGATGTCACCCAGAACGGCGGCGATGGTCAGGTCGGAATCGATGGCCGTATACGGGAGGCCGGCGGCGCACGTTACGGTGCCCGACGTGTTGAAGGCGCCGCGGACAATCTTCGTGCTCGTGCCGCCCCCTGTGGCCGCTGGGCTCAGGGTCGACCATTTCACCCCGGCAGCCGAAGCCGAATCGGCGGTGAGTACCTGACCATCCG